AATGTGCAGCTACTATTAAGCTATCTTCTTCTTAATTTCAATTTATAGGGTATCTTATTATTAGATACCCTTTTTTTATACTCATGTATCATTCATCAAAGAAAAAGAAAAAGAAAAAAAAGAAAGGTGGGAGGGATTCACTTAAAATAAAAAAGTATTAAACAATGACTGTAGCTGCAACCACTGAACTCGAAGCTGTCAATATAATGATGGCTGCTATAGGTGAATCACCTGTAAATACTTTGACAGGTACTTTACCTGCTGATGTCGTGATGGCTCGGTCTACTTTGACTGAAGTAAATAAAGAAGTACAGTCTGAAGGCTGGTCTTTTAATACAGAAATAGATGTAACCCAACAAAGAACAGATGGTACAAATCATATTGATTTAAGTACTGATGTTTTAAGAATTGATCCTAATATTCATCAACACCCTACGATTGATGCAATACAAAGAGGACTTAAATTATACGACAGATTAAATAATACTTATATATTTAGTGAAGATCTTATTTGTACTATTGTTTATTTAAGAACTTTTGTTGAAATACCAGAACCAGCAAGAAGATATATAACAATAAAAGCTGCTCGTATTTTTGTAGATAGACTTGTTGGAGATCAAGGATTAAGAACTTATACACAACAAGACGAAACAAGAGCAAGAGCAATATTAATGGAGACAGACTATGCTAATGCAGATCACAATTTACTAAGAGGAGATCCTTCTCTTACTAGTATCTTTGATACTTACAATCCTTCTAGTGCTTTAATTAGATAACTATGCCTGTTATTTCAAGAGCTATACCTACATTATTAAGAGGTGTATCACAATCTTCTGATGCCTTAAAGCAACCAGATCATGCTGTTATACAAGACAATGCAGATAGCAACCCTGTTCTTGGTTTAACAAAACGATCTGGATTGCAATATTTATCATCTTTATCATCTTCTACTCTTGGTGATGTTCACATACAAACTATTAATAGAGATGCTAATGAAAGATATATAGTCGTATTTAGTAATGGAGATGTAAAAGTATTTGAATTAGATGGTACTGAAAAAACAGTACACAAACCCAATGGAAATGGCTATCTATTGACTCCTTTTCCAAGAAGTGTAATGAAAACAGTTACTATTGCTGATTTTACTTTTGTTGTTAATACAGGTCGTATTGCTCAAACGTCTGATACTCTTAGTTCTGGAACAGGTACAAAAGCTATAGTATTTGTAAAACAAGCAACAGCAAATACTACTTATAAAATAACTGTAGATGGAGTATCAGTGACAGATGATACTTCTGGGGATTCTACTTTAAGTACAGATACGATAGCTGCTGATTTAAGAACTGGTCTTAATGCTGGATTGACAGGTTTTACGATCACCAAAAAAGGTCCTGTTTTATATATAAGAAAAAATGACGACTCTGATTTTTCTATAGAAGGTCAAGATTCTCAAGGTAATTCTAAAATGTCTGTATTTAAAAATTCAGTTCAAAGATTTACTGATTTACCTATTGTTTCTCCTAATGGCTATGTTGTTGAAGTCAAAGGAGATGACGATACAAACTTTGATAATTACTACGTTAAGTTTGTTACTAATAATGGAGAAAGTTTTGGAGAAGGACAATGGGAAGAAACTGTAAAAGCTGGCATACCTTTTAAATTTTCCCGTTCAACAATGCCACACATCCTAATACGTCAAGCAGATGGCGATTTTAGATTTGCAAGAGCTAATGGAGCTAGTTATACAGCTTATACAGGATCAGGTACATACAGTCAACAAAACTCTACTACTGTTACTATCACTTCAACTGGTCATGGATTATCAACTGGTGATTCAATAACATTTGATTTTACTTCTGGTGTTGCTGTTGATGGGGCTTTTACAATTACAGTAGCAGATGAAAATACATTTACGTTTACAGCAGCAGGTACATTAACAACAGGTGGTAATGTAAAATTTGGAATTACTAATGGTTATACTTTACCTAAATGGGGCGAAAGAACTGTAGGTGATTTAGATTCTGCACCTGACCCTTCTTTTGTTGGTAATACTATTAATAATGTATTTTTCTTTAGAAACAGACTAGGGTTTCTTTCGGGTGATAACGTAATACTTTCAAGAGTATCAGAATTTTTTAATTTTTTTCCTGAGACAGTTATTTCTATTTTAGATAATGAGCCGATAGATGTAGCTGCTTCTCATACAAAAGTTGCAATCTTAAAAAGTGCAGTAACTATGGGAGAAAAACTTATATTATTTTCTGAACAAACGCAATTTGTATTAACCAGTTCAGCAGATAATCTTACTCCTAAAACTGCAAACGTAATAGTTGCAACTGAATTTGAAAGTAGTGCAGCAGCACAGCCAGTAGGTTCTGGTTCTTCTATTTATTTTTTAACACAAAGAGGTTCTTTTGCTGGTATAAGAGAATATATTATTCAAGGTGAATCGCAGATAAGAGATGCAGCAAATATTACTATTCATGTACCAAAATTAATACCAAGTAATATTTTTAAAATGGCTGTATCAACCAATCAAGATATTCTTGTTTTATTAGGTACAGATAATCGTAATAAATTATATGTATATAGATGGTTATATGGAGAAGATGGACAGAAAGCTCTAAGTAGTTGGTTTACTTATACAATTAACACTAACCGTTCTATTTTAAATATAGATTTTATCGGTACAGATATGTTTGCTGTTATAGAAGAAGCTAATAAAGTAACACTAGAAAAAATACCATTTGAAACTGATTTTAATGAACTTAATGCTAATCTTGAATATCATTTAGATCATAAGGTAACTGAAGCAACTACAGGTGTAAGTGTAGCCTTTAGTAGTGGTGTAACTACATTTACAGTTCCTTACAGGTTGAGAGCTAACATGAATATTATTGGTCGATTTTTAGCAAGTAATGAAACAAGTACTTATGTTGATAGTAATGGCGCAACAAAAACTTTATTAGCAGGTCAAATAATACAAACAACAAATTCTACTGATGGTTCTACTTCTACTATTACAGCTACAGGAGATTATAGAAATAGTAAATTTATTATTGGTGAACCCTATGAAATGCACTATAGATTTAGTAAACAAAGACTAACAGAACAAGGTGCTGGAACACCAGAATATATAGGAGGCAGATTACAAATACATCATTTTTATATTAAGTATGAAGATGCTGGATTTTTTAAAGTAGAAGTAACACCAGAAAATAGAGGCACATCTACTTATGAATTTACTGGAAATATATTAGGTGCAGCATCTAGTACGATAGGACAAATTAATTTAGATACAGGTACTTTTAGAGTACCTATTATGAGTAAATCAGATAGAGTTGATATAGATGTTAAGAATAATACTTTCTTACCTACGAGACTTGCTAGTGCAGAATATGAAGGCGTATTTCATATGAGGAGTAGAAGAATATAATGGGGTATTTAAGAAAATCAAAACTAGCAGATTTTAAATTTGTAGTAGAAAACATGAGAGTTATGGATAAAATTGAAGCCATGTATCAAACAGGCTTGAGTCCAGAAGATGCTCTTAGTTATAGTTTTTTAGGAAGTAAAACTAATATGACTGTTGCTGATGATAATGACCAACCAATAGGACTATGTGGAGTACAACAAGATGGTTGTATATGGATGGTTGCTACAGATGAGTTGTTTAATAATAAAAAATATAGAATACAATTAATAAGACAAGGCAGAGAATGGGTTGATAATCTACTTGAGTCTTATAAAATACTTTATAATTATGTATATGCAGAAAACAGTTCTGCTATAAAATGGTTAAAAGCTCTTGGGTTTACTTTTATAAAGTTACATGAGAGTTATGGTTATCAAAAAAAACCTTTCTACGAATTTCTGAGGATCGCCTAGATGTGTGTTGCTGCAGCAATAGGATTAACAGGTATTGGTGCAACAGCCTTTAACGTAGGGTTAGGTCTTACTGTAGCCAATGCTTTTATTCAAAGGTCTGCCGCTCAAAGTGCAGCTAATCAAACATATAATCAAGCATTGATAGCACAAGAAGCAACAGATAGAGATAAAAGACTACAACAACAAGCACTAGCAGAACAAAAAGCTGCCAAAGAAGCACAAGACGCACAAAATATATTTGCAAAAAATATTGAAGCTTTACAAGCCAATAGAGCTATAATTGCATCAGAACAAGCAGGTACAACTATAGGATTACTATTAATGGATAATGAAAGACAGGCTGCTAATTACAGAGAATCAGTAAATCAATCATTAGAATCATTTAGAAGACAATATGATAGGAACATACTTGCAACTGAAGCACAATATGATAATCGTATTAATCAACTGCAAAGCAATATAAATCAGGCATACAATCAAATACCTACTCTTGGACAGACTTTATTAAATATAGGCACAGGTGCTTTAAATCAATACGCTTTACTTAGTTAATTATGAGTAGCAGTTTTCAATCCACCGCAGCAACAAATATTTACGATAGTCCTGTAGATACTTTTGTTCAACCTGTAAGAGTTTTACCCAAGACAGGTATTATGGATTTGGCACAAACTTTAGCTTCTGTAAATGAAAATTTAAGACCTTTTTTAAATCAACAAATAATAAAAGGTGTAGAGAAAGAAAAAAGAAGAGCTACAAAAGATAGGATTTTTGCTGAAATAAATGGTGGAGAAGTTGCAAAATTATCTAATAATATTAGAAAAAAAGATGGAGATGACGCAGCAAGAAAAATTATCGGTGGTAGTAGAATATATAGGCAACAGTATGAAAAGACAGGTGTACAGTTAGAAGCTCTTAAATTTAAAGGTAATTTTGAAAATGCTTATGATGCTGCAAGAATAGATACAGGCAAAATAGATAGTGATGGACAACCTATATTTAAGTTCTTAAGAGAGTTTTCTAGTGATTCAGATGAATTTAAAAATTGGAGACAAAACTATTTAAACAAATCACTACAAACTTTTGCAGATGAAGGAATAGATCCAGATATTGTAGATGAATTTTTTATACCAAATATTCAAGAAGAATTATTTAATATTACAAATTATGCTACTGAAAAAAATCAAGCTTTTAATTTTACAAAATTACAAAACAAAATACCAGAAGTTTTAGATAGTGCAGCAACTTTTTTTATAAAAGGTGATGATGAACAAGGTGGTCGTATAATTTCAAGTTTCTTACAGGATTTTTATAACGCAGGTATTACAGGAGAAGATGCTAATACAATGTATAAGCAAGTTGTTAAAGATGCTTTTAATAAAGCTAGATTGTTAGTAGACCCTTCAAAAGCAAAAAGTTTTCAACTTGCAGAAGATTTTGCAGATAGAATTTTAAGATCAATACCTTATGGCAATAAAGATCTAACAAGTCACCCTTCATATTTAGATCTAGCAGCGAAGTTTGATTCAGACTATACAGACTTAGCACTTAAAAAGTTAAAAAATAAACCAAAGTTAGACGCTGAAAGAAACAAACTAACGATAAAAACAAGATGGAAAGATTTTAATTCTATAGAAGTTACAGAAGAAATGACTATAGATCAGAGAACACAAGTACAACAACAAAAACAAACACAATATAAAAATTTACTTAACGACCCTTTGTTTGGTGGCGAAGAAGAACAGAAATATATACAGCAGTTAGGAGAGTCAGATAATTACAATCTTTTAAATGAAATCATACCTGCTATGGAAAACAAAATTAGTCTTGGTGTTTTTGATGGCTATGACGAAGTTTTAGAAAAAGAGATAAGCCATATAGAAATGAATCATGCGACATTAGATGATGAAGCAGTTAAAGCAATAAAAGAATTAAAAACTTTTGCAAGAAACAGTAAAGGTTTAGGAGAGAAAGTAGAGACAAGTAAAAATAAAATTATGGGAGAAGTTAATAATAATTTAGGTACAAGTGCAAAATTTAGCTTTACTTTTAGTCGTGATAAAAAGTCAAGTAAAGGTGATTTTCAAACATCGACTAAAATTGGTTTTGAAGTACAAAAACAAGTAACAAAGTATTTTAAAGACTACATAAAAGAAAACAACAGATTGCCTTCAAGTTTAGAAGTACTAGAAATGGAAGAGCAATTTACAATACAAGCTTTAGGAGCAAACAATATAGGAGATTTTAAAGAAATAGCAAAACAACAATACCCTGATACAATCAATCCATTTTTACCTTTACCTAAACCAGTTAATCTAAAAAGAACAGTACCAGATGGAAGCTTTGGTATAGGTTCAAAAAAAGATGATGACTTTACAAACAAAGCAGAAACAGGAAGCGTTGATAGCGGTAAGGATAATGACTTCTTAGAAAGTGGTATGAATTTTGAAGCAGGTGCATTTACCCCATCTACCCCAGAAGATGAAGCAAGAGAACGCAAACTAAATCAAACAGAAAAATTAGATGAAATATTAAAAGGAATAGATAAAAAGAAAAAAATACCACAGACTAAAATAAACGAAAT